AAACGCTTGTTAAACGAAACTATTGCGAAACAAGCCGCTGAAGCAACAAAAGCCCAGCAGGATAAAATTACAAGTTTGCGCCAACAATTAGGTATTGATGATCTTCTAGGATCATTTAAAAATCAAATGGCTCAGTATCAGCAAGATTTTGCTGACAGCTTTAGCGGAGGCATGTTCGAGCAAGAGCAAATATCCTTCCCGGAATTTGACTTCAGCGGAGTACAGGATTACATAGATCAATACATAGAAAATCTGACTGCGGACACAGACCAAAGCACCCAAACAACAGACACGACTCAAGAAACTACAACAACATCTACTTCCGCTCCTGTTCCTGCTGCCGCGAAAACCGCAAACAAAGTAACGGTTGGAGGAAAAACTTATAACTTAGCGGCAGCCGGCGGAGCGGGATTTAGCACGGCAGATATTCGTTCCCTTCAAAACAAGGGTTTATCGACCGCGCAGATAATTAAAGCTGCCTCCCAGTCGAACACTGCTCCCACAGCGGGAGCGCAAAAAGCCTTAGGAATAAAAGTACAGCAAACAGAAGGCGGAGGTTTTACCGTCACGTCGAAAAAACAAGATGCTCCGAAAGAGGAAACTAAAAAACAACCTACGTTCTTCGCTTCCCCGGCAGCGGCAATAAAAACACCTGCAAAACAACCGCAGACGCAAACTAAACAGTTTGCAACCGTTCAAGCTAAAGAACAAGCTCCGCAACAACAAAAAGCTCCCCAGCCATCTCCGCCGCCCGTAACAGCTCCAGCACCTGCGCCCGCACCGGCTCCAGCGCCAGCACGTGCTTCTGCCCCCGCTCCCTCTAGCGGTGGAGGCGGCGGTGGAGGCGGCGGATCAAAAGGCGGCGGCGGTGGAGGCGGTGGCGGTGGCGGTGGCGGAGGGAAGAAAAAATAAACAATATGCAAGAACGTTATATTCTTGAACTTCACAAAGACAACGTAAACCTCAAAATAGCTTTATCCGCAAACGATAGTGGCCACGCGCAAGCTCAAGCAGCAGATATAGCCAGAGCGCTGGTATCAGATTCGTACAACATCGCATACGGAAAGCAACGAGAAACTAAGCTTTCCAGATTATTTGGGGATCTAGCTAACAACAACTTTGACTACAAACTATGCTCTCTGTGGAACGGATCTAAAGTAAATAACACACCCTGTGTTTATGCCCTAGGTAAAAGGCACTATATACGAAACCTAATAATCAGATATTTAAATATCGCAGATGACGGTCACACAGCAAAACCCAAATGCGACTGTCGAGACTGTATCAATCCGTATCACTTCAAACACTCTAAAGAAAAAAATGAAAAGATTTCATGCGGCGATTTGAAAATGCTTGTAGCCTATCGAGGCCAAGGCGCTCGGGTAACCCAGATCGCCGAGGCATTCAACGTCCACCGCTCAACCATCTACAGAAAGCTCAAGAATGAACCTGTTCTTAATGGGACTCAAGGTCACAGCAACTGCTGAGGAAGATGACGGTATCGTCAACGTCCTGGCGCAGAGTCTGCCTTCAAACGAAAAAAGAGTCGAAACCAAATTTCAACTTCTTCAAAAAGCTAACCACTACGTCGGAAAGCTACTCAAGAAACTGGAAGTTGGGCAAACGGTTCTCGCCATGGGTCCAACAATTCCAACTATCGACGGTGTTCTAAAGATGCAGCCCATGCTGGTTGTAACTCAGGACAACTTCGAAGACCTGCTGGCTATCAATGTCTTCATGGCCACGGGTGGACTAGGTCCCAAAGCTGAAGAAGTAGAACTCTCCGATACAACCGTAACCAACAGATCACTTGCATGGCAAACAGAAGAAAGTGAAACCGCTTGGTTTAAGCTCACGGCTTGGGGTGAACTATCTGCACAACTAGCAGAATTAGCGCCTGGGACGCCTACCATTGCAGTAGGTAAGGTCTCGACAAGCGAAAAAGACGAAAAGAGCTACCTAAACTACACAGTAGATAAAATTCTTTATCTGCCTAAATCGACTAAAACCGCTCCTAAGAAAGCTGTGGACCCCGAAAAAGGTAAAGTCTCTGCTGCTGCTATCGGTTCTATCGATTTCTCTCTCTGATTTCTAACTAACCATGGTGTTCATTGCTGGCCAATTTTCTCAGGACGAAATTCTCTGTAACGTCCCTCCGCATACTCTGAGGATTGATCTTCAGGCTCGTCGTTGGAAATCCGACGTCGATCCCGATTCCGCTATCGTCGACCGAAACGACAACGGTATTCCGATTGAGTTTGTACTCGTCGGTTTTACTCCGTATTTTGGAAACCTGGGGATGCGAAACCAGGAAGAGTTCCTGCGCATCGCATATATCGGTGTCTCTCCGAACCATCGTCTTTTGCCGCCACGCTGCGTCACAACGTCGATGATCTCAGGCAAGTCGTCTCAAAAGAACTTCATCAGTTACTTTCAGACGCTTTACAACAACCGGATCAACTGCGCATCCGTCATTACAACAACTAAGTTTGTTACTCGCAGCTTTAACGAGCGCGATCCGATGACGGGAGCCGACGGAGCAAAGATCAACTTCAATGCTCTGGAGTTCGCTGATCGTCCTCCCGCTAACGAGGAAGAGATCAAGCTGATCGAGGACATCAATAAGTGGCTGACCGACAAGGGCGGTAACTTATGCGCCTCTGCACTCAAATCCCACATTCCGGGATCTGATCTGGTGGAGCTGCCTTTGGGTTCAGATCACAATGAGATCAAAGCTCGATTTGCTGCAGAACATCAAGGCACTCCGGCGGCTTCCTTCAGTGCTGCGCCTCAAGCAAAAGCACTAAAGTCAGCTGAAGACACTGCAGAAACCACATCGGAACCCCCAAGCGCCAAAGGCAAAAAAGCGATTGAGTTGACTGCAGAACAAGCAAAAACTCTAGGTCTCGATTTTTAGGCTATCCTTCAAAAGAAGCCAAGGTGAGAGCGGTATATCCGCTCTTTTTTATTGCTCCAACTCAGAGGGATGCTCAGCTTCTTTAGGCATAAGCAGCTCGTCGAACCCAGGTAAAACCACGCCGCTGCGAGCGCACCAACCGGCGAGACGAGAAAACAGGTGGTTTCGAATCAAATATTGTTTGTGCACCCCCTCGAAGATCACCATCATTTGATCGCGGTCGAGCTTGGCGAAGTCACCTACTACCCTCTTGTGTAGGAACTCCTGCTCTGTGCTCAGCCATTCCAGATTTAACATAATCTATAGAATGCACTGAAGTCATAATAGGCAACGAAACGTGGTCTGATCCGAATTTTTGGTTAAACTCTGACAGCCTTGGCAGCGGGTCTCTTGACCGAAACGTTTTACCGAATACCAAACGGTGTTACGCACGCCCTCATCAAACACTCATTCATCACCGGATCAATTTTGGTCCCATATGATCCACTCTCGACACTGAGCGATCAACTCCGAAAACACAGGTTCTCGGTCACCGAAAACAAGGATGAAGCCAACCTGACAGATCCCGTCTGGTGGGTCGGTCAAAAGGACAAAAAATTTGATTGGGTTGTGGCCGCTACTACCGGTCTCGGTGACTATACAGAATATATTCTTGAATATGGCATACAGATTGCTACACAAGGCATAGCGGTTTTAGACCGCCTTTCGTTCATCGAACCAGTAGCCAAGCGTAAAAGTTTCCTGCTGTCGAACAAGATCAGCAATATGATCGTCCTGAACCCACGCCCGAAGTTCAGAGCTATCGGTTCGACTAGGGACTCAGTAACAAGCTGTTGGTTCGTGTTCCAAAAACCAGAGTTCTGGCATGATGGAACCCAAATTACATTCGGTCTCGATTGGGATCGCGTTGATCCACTACCTCCCCTCCAATGACTTACACACGTCAGCAGAAATTCGACAAGTTCCAACGCGATGTTCTGGATCAACTCAACAAAACAAACGCTCTCCTCGAAAAAGTCACAGCTCTGTTGGTTTCCGATCAACTCCTCCAGGAATGCGTATCGCCCGACGGAGAGGCTCGAACTGCCGCAGACTGCGCGGAGATTATTACCGAATCTTATTGCGCAGGTCTTTGCCTCGCCGAAGAACTGAACGACCGCAACCGAGAATTTGCGTACCAAAAATCTGAATTCTTTGTGGATTCAGATGAAGACGAAGAAAACGATGAAGAGGAAGAGGATGACGAAGATGATGACATCGGACCTCCCCCGAGGTTTCAAATGTCTTTCTAAAGAAGGAGTAAACTAAGATTTAATCGACACGAAAATGTGTCCCAGACACGAGTAACTCTAAACGGTCTACGCCACTACAACTGCGCTGGTGTTCCTAAACCACTTCCGTCTGTAACAAGCGTTTTATCTGCCACGCAGACCGAAGAGACTAGGAAAAAACTAGCGCACTGGAATCTAATGAACCCTGGTGCAGCTGACAAAGCTGCAGAAAGAGGGTCGTGGATTCACAACGCCGTAGAGAACTATGTGCGAGGCATAGCTGTACATCCGGCAGATGATTTGATGCCGTATTGGACCGGAATGCCGGATAAGCTGGATGAGCTGCTAGAGAGAGGTACGATTTTATGGAGTGAAAAACCATATAACCAACCTCAGTGGTCTCGCTACGTAGGTCAAGATGGTGTAGGCCGGATTCATTACTACAACGAAAACACCGGTCATGGTTACGCCGGATGCTGTGACATCATCTACAGAGATGGTAACGGGGAAGTTATCCTGGGTGATTTCAAAACCAGCGTCGGTCCTTACTC